GAAATGTCCAAAGAGAAGAAAAGGGAGGTTTTCAATAAAGAGATGGAAAAGCTTATAAACAACCCTCCTATAGAGTTTTATCTGGATAGGAAGAACCGGGAAATGGTCAGGGAAGTCCAGAACTATTGGGACAGTCTGGAGGATAAGAATAATTATAATTATGCCCTGCATAGTGCAAATCCAATGCACAAGAAAGCAGTATGGGCAACAAAGAAGGCAGTAAGCATTGAGTTTATTCAGGAACAGGGGTACGATACCTTAATCAAAAAATACGATGAAAACTTTTAAGCCAATGTCTTACCCTGAAATGGTTGATGCCCTTCTTAGGATAGAACTGAAATATCTAAACAAGTCAAAGCTTGCTAAAACAACCCAGACCAGAAAGTTTGCGGAATCTTCACTTGATTTGTACTCATCAATTTTACACTACTTAGATGCCAAAAGAAACATACAAGGATCCAGTAGAAAAGAAGTTTGAAAAGGTTTCTATCTACCTTTCCCCGGAGGAAAAGAAAGCACTTCTGGATGCCATTGGAGACAAGAAACTTTCTTCGGTGCTTAGATTGCTAATCATTCAATTCCTGATTAAGGAGAAGTCAAAAAAGAATGGTAGTTAACTTATCAAGGTCTGAACTTGTCTTCTGTTGGCAACTTGCATCCATGCGGTACCATGCTAATATAATCCGCAGGGTTCCAGAGCATATCCAGTCTACCAGAGATCCTGTTGAGATACATCTGGATGGTGTAATCTCTGAGTATGCTTTCTGTAAATACTTTAATGTGTTCCTGAGTTGTGATACGGAGCCAAGGTCTGCCGGATATGATGCTCTGGTTGATGGATATCGGTTTGACATTAAGTCTTCCAGAAGGCCGGATGCAAAGCTTTACATAGGCCAAAAGATAAACAAGATTGTAGATTACTATGCTCTTGCCATTATCGGTCCGGATCTCCTGTCTGTTGATTTTAAGGGCCACATTAAGTACCCACAGGCAAGGTCTGAAGACTATTCAACAGTTCGTAATGGAGAGATAGTTTACATAATAGAACAAAAACATCTTACAAAATTTAAGGAAAATAAAGATGATTAAAAGTGCAGTAGAGTGGCTACTTGAGCATGATTATCTAATAAGGTCTACAAAGTGGCCTGACCTTGTTGAACAGGCCCTTGAAATGGAGAAAAAACAACATGGAGAAACCTGGGATGCGGCCATTAAAGCCTATAGGGACAGAGGCCATAATGTAGTCAGGGCCATTGTTGATTTTGATGAATATTGGGCAGAAAAAAGAAACACCCACGATTCCGAGGGTGTTAGCCAACCGGGACTACCGGAAGGGAGGAACTAAAAACAAACATAGTCAAGTAATGCGTAATGTGGAAGAGGCCGATCACATCCTGTATGGTTGCATTGTCATAGGTTCGAATCCTATCTTGACTCCAATAAATCGAAAACCCCTCCGGGTGAGCATTGTAAAGAGGCTTGAGGGGTCTTATTAGGACAAAGATACCAAAGAGTATAATACCAAATGGTCCTATTGCAAAAATGTACGGTAATTGACCGTACATTCCGTAGTTCTGTGCAGAGTGATAAACCACTCGGTATCTCAGATTATACCGGATAGGGTATGATTTATCATACTTTATCTGTGATACTTTTTCCGTTATGGCCTTACCGAACCCTGTTGGATTAATCCGGCATTATCACAGTTAAAGCAGAGACCTTCTGCTCTCAGGTTTAATTGCCTTCCCCAGATTGCCAAAGAATCCAGGTAGTCTGCCATAAAGGTTGCCATGGCTCTTTCTGTGTACTCCCGATTACCTTGTGCAAAATAGTTTGCTCTGGGAGATGAAACCTTGGCCCATAGAACATGGTAGCAAAGTATGTTTGCCCATGCATCCAGAAGGAACTCCTTCTGTTGACAAAGGAAGGCATCAATGGAGCAGATCAACTGGGCATCCATGTAAACCCCATTCTGGGAGAAGCTTGAATCCCATTCGGAACCCATGGTGTAGGATAGCGGTGCAGTTACAGGCCGGATAAACCAACCATTCCTCCAGAGGTAGGTAAACCTTGTGGCACACTCAATATCCATCTGGTTCCAACCGTAATCCACAAACATTCCACGAAGGGTATCCAGATTGGTGCAATCCACTACCGCAAGGATGTTTACCTTATCAAAGTCAGAATAGAATACCTCATTAATCGGGACATAGTTCATACCCGGTTGCATATCGTATGTACCAGAGTCCAGAACCTTACCATCCTGAGTCTGGATTACTTTCCACTCCACCGCAGGAACCATGGTAGGACCTGCATTGTAAACATACAACTGCTTAATCCGGATACCCAGATACTTACTGCCATTAATGGAAACGAAGGTGCCTCTGTATTCAGGTGCCATCGGTAGAGGTGTGATGGTTCTCCATTGCTCTACAAAGACTTTGGAAGTCTGGAAGAGAACCTGATCCAGTTGTGCCTCCGCAGATTTGAAGAGGGCCATCTGGACATCCCTCTTAATCCTCTGGTAAGCTACATTCTGAGTTGAGTTCCAGAATCCGGCATACGAAGCTTGCTCCGGTGTGGAAACCTTCTCCAGAAGTTCTGTAGACATTCCTGGATAGTCATTTATATATAAACCAGACAAGGGAGTACCGGAAGTACAACCCTGTAAACCAATGTAATCCTTGAGGCAGTTCATGGTGTAAATATAAAATAAAAAACCCCGATAGCGACAAGAGCAGTTCACTACCGGGGACTAACCAAAAAAAGAGTTTATGAAAGGCGAAATTACTCAGGATTCTTTTCAGAACCTACATTGTTAATCCTAAATATTTTGTTTGTCAGGGCAACCCAGACTCCTACAATCTGAGCCAGAATAAACATCAGGATTGAGTCCCCTGATTCTACTTTCTGTTTCTTGTAGAGATATCCCATGCCAACCAGTAATCCAACAAGGATCACGGTGGCGGCAGAGTAGGCATAGACTTGCATTCTCTTGGAGTATTGAGAAGGTATTACTTGCCTGGTAGGTTGGGGAACAGTCCCCTGAGAAGACCCCCTACGAACCGACCTCTCCTTTCGGCCTTCTCCACCTTTGTTAGTTTGCTCTGGTTGCATGAGTCTAAGTAAAGAATTGATTTTGCAAAGACTTGATCTGTGGCAAAAAGGGAATCCACATCTTCCTGAAGTTGAGCAATTTTTACAGAATCTTCAAGGCTCAGTTTTGCCCGAAGTTGAGTAGCAATCTCTGGACCCTCTGGAGTCCCAGACATCCCCGGCCCCTGCCATACCGGCACCGGCTCAAATGCCTGTTCCATATCGTTTACCTTCATATACAAGGCAATCCCAAAGGCAATAATGGCCCCAAGGACCAGTACAATAATGGTTTCAAAAATGTATTTCATTTGAAAAGATAGATAATTTGTTGTTTAAGGATCTCTAAAAAGCTTTTCCTGCGTGGTTTGCCTTCTTGGTCTACAATCCAGTAGTTTCCGGTCAATCTCAGGACAAAGTCATATAAAGCTACAGAGAGGCGCAAAAGTAATAAAAGTAACCACCCATGCTTTAATAAAAAAAGTTCCCAGTCCGGATAATCATTTGGCATAACCTGAAGGAAGTTAGCATAGGCAATAAATGCGTATGCAGGGATATCGGCCAAAAAGTTGACCAGGTTTTCCTTCATCAGAGAATCTTTTAATAAACCCATATCAGATTCTGATCCTTTGTAGGATCACAGTCTACATGAATGAAGGTATTATCAATACCGATTCTCTTAAATCCTACCTCAATCAGGGCCTTCACAATGGTCATCCGGTTAGCGGAGGAATTGCAATGGATATCTGCGGCCCAACCACCCATATGAGGGGAGTTTGAAACTGCTTTGTATCCTCTGGCCTGTAAAGCTTTGTTGTGTGCCAAGGTCCGGAATCCGGAATTGATTTTAAAGGGAATTCCTGCAATCTCTCTGGCCTTATCCAGTTTCTGTAGGAATTCAGGTTTCATGTTAACTGCACCGGAACCTGGAAGGTCTGGTGAGTCAAATTCTGAGAGTTTGAAGTGTTTCAGTTCCATGTGGTAAATATAATGACTTGAAAAATTTAAAAATCAAATTCATATTTGCACTATGTTAATCCAAGGGGAAATGGTGGTTATCAGGAATGAGTACTGGATGGTAGAGGTTACCGAAGGCCAGTTCCCTCATTACCGATACCTATTTCCGATAGATCCAATGCAAGAGATATTGGTTTCTGATGTCTACCATAAAATGAAGGTTAATTTTACAACCAGGTACCATAATTACGAACTTGTAGCTTGGTTGCATGACACCGATAGAAGGTCTGGTACGGAAGGTTGAAGGGGAGGTCAGGAAGTCATGGGTTGACTTTTTTAAGAATAGGGAAATGATTGAAATCCGGAATGCATTTGAGGCCGGAAAGGTTCATGCTAATGAAACCCCGATAAATTTACAGGCATCCGGAATGGATTATTACCGTGAGGTTTTTCTGGAAGTAGATCCTGAGGAAAATCCAAAGGCCCCAGAATTTTTGGCCGAAGAGTGAGTAGCAGTTTTCTGGATGGCACCAACCCGGCACCAACCCGGCACCAATTCTGATCCGGTGGTGCCTGGCCTGGTCCTGGCCCTGGTCCTGGCTTTGCGTCACAAATTGAGGAAACATTTGTGACTGTTTAAAGTGGTTTAAACTGGTTTAAGTTAGTTTTAATTCGCTCAATTTATTTTAGGTTTAAATACCTTGCTTTTCAGATACTTAAATAAATATCTGAAAAATATTTTTGCTCAAAGTGAAAATAAATTTGGAAGGTATTATTCCGGTGCCGTATACTTGCACCATGTTTAACACTAAAAAAAAATAATCACATGACAGTTTCAGAATTTCAGTTGGAAAAAGTTGGTTACACCTTTAATTGTAACACCAGAAAATCAGGATCTCATTATAAGTTTTATATGAATTATGGA